CTGAGAGCTCCACCTTTTGACCGTCTGCCTTTGTTACAAGGGCAGTGGCACGGAATTCAAAATAATCCCGGTTTCTGCGATCATCTACACGGATACACTTCTCAGGGATCCACACGATCCCCATTGTGAAAGCAATCTTATCCAGTGCTGTTTTGGTGAATGAAAGTTTTGGAACCCAGTTATTCCCCACTTTGGTTTTACCCAGTGAGAATACTTCCTGTGCTTTGGGATCCGGATCAATTTTTACGATTTCAATATTCAGCTTTTGGAATCTCTGAACATTCTCCACAAGCTGGGTGCTTGGGAATAGACGATTGAACTGCGTATCTGGATATCGATCCTCCAGATCCTTAACTGTCATTAATGCAGTTGATTTTGTGTCAGCCATAGGCTTCCTTCCTCTGTATCGGTTTAAGTTTTCTTTCCCTCACTATACATTTAACAAAACTCATTTTCCCAGACGGGATAAAATTTTGCTATGCTGTAGAGGAAATTTTCAGGATCCGCTCTTGCTTCATTGCATGAGCTAAAAGTGCCCGGTTCGCTTCCTTCGTGAAATCACGATCGTTCCGTGCTGCTATCCTGAGTAGTCTGATCTTCAATGATTTTGGCATCCTGAAGTTCACTGGTGCATACTCTTCTTTTTGGGGATCTTGCTCTTGCTTTCCTGCCATACGGCTCTCCTATATTATTAAAAATTATGGGATAATATAATTTCAACACTTGCAATATGTGCTTTTATTTTGATTAGGTTTGTTGCCAGTGAACACTGGTAGAATATTCCAAGTCCTTCAAATAGATCCCCAGATAGCCCGGATCCCAGCTGAGTTAGATGCCTCTGGAGTCCCGGGTAAAATTACAGATCTGCACAAAGAAGCGAAAAGATGCTTCCGCAAATTGGCTATGCGAATCCACCCAGACAAGGATGGATCTGGTAGCGAATTCAGGATCCTGAAGGAAGCCTATGAAGCATCCAAGCTGATAGGATTAGAGTATCGTGAACCGGGGAATTATGTTGGGATTGTTTTTGGCACAAGAGATCTGGAAGTAGTAGATGGACGTAGCAGCTGGGCATGGATTAAAAATGCCCGGGGCTGGCGCATAGGGTACACCAGACACCCGGGCTGGGGACATGACACACGGAGTTCCACGGACGTTAGCCATCGTCCCCCTTTTATTACTTAAACAAAGCTACATTCCCTTTTGCAAGTTCCCATGTAGGATCTGCAGCCAAAGCACGTTTAAAGAAATTCAATGCCAGATCCCTATTAGAATCCATATAGATACATCCCAAATTATTCAGGGAATATTTATTGTTAGGATCCAGATCTATAGAAACCCGGTATGATTCCATCGCTTCAAACTGTTTCCCCAGAGCACCCAGAGCAGCACCCAATATTTGGTGATACTGTGCATCCATTGGATCCTGTTCGATAGCCTTCACAATAGCATCATGGCATTCCTGCCACTTTTCATTTTCCTTACACTCTACAGCAAGCTCATAGAAATTATGCCCAGTGGGATTTTCATCTGCCTTCAGTTTCCCGAGCTCCAGATACAATCCTCTCCTGTGCTTTTCCTTTTCCGGGGAAGATCCAGTATCACCCAGATTGAGAACAGAGATCTTTTCCTGATATGATTCATCTATGATCAGCCCAGCATCCTGCATAGAGTAGATAACAAGCTCATGCACGGGTAGCGTATGCTTAACCTGTGGCATGTTCATGTAGAGCCTCACAGTAGGGGTAGGGCAGTGATAGGGATGCCCGTTCGATAGAGGTAGATCCTCTGGATCCAATGGACGGGAATCTGTGGTAGCAAAATCACCAAGATTATCAGATAGATTTTTCTGAGTGATTACAAAGCCATGAGCTATTCCATCTTTTATAGCTTCCAGAATATGCTCTTGGGATCCCGGGGTGAGAACTTCATCAGCATCTATTTCCAAGATCCATTCATGCTTTGCATATCCAGTCATTTCATTTTTGGCATAATCAAACCTGAAGGGATAATCCCCCCGGGTGTAAACTGCAGCACCATGCTCCTGAGCGATAGCTACTGTTTGATCTGTGGAATGATCATCCAGAACTATAATCTCATCAGCGATGCCTGAAATACTGGAAATGGCATGACCTATATTGTCCTCTTCATCCCGGGCAAGTATGCAGACTGAGATCCCGGGGAGTAGATCTTCTTTTACCCGGTTGGTATGGACATAATACAGGAAGTGATTTACCCGGTAGGCTGTATCATCTACACCCCCCAGAGCCATAATCTCTTCCTCAGTAAAGCCGGGATTTATGTGCTGTGGATCATCGTCATTCACGATACCGAATCCACCGAACCTGTGGGGAGTTGACATAATCAAAACACCATTTGGATTCAGCAGGGATTTTAGATCTTCAATAAACTTCCCGGGACGTAATACATGCTCCACAACTTCATTAGCCATAATAACATCATAGGTTCGTTCTACTACTTCTGTGATCCGGCTGGCATCGCCGTGGATCCACGTTCCCCAGTCAAAGGCATTTTCAGCGACTTCCAGAGCAGCTTCTGATAGATCTACTCCAGTTAGATCCTCATAACCCTGATCATGGATCCCGTTCAGCATTCCACCAGACCAGCATCCAACATCCAGAACACTCACAGATCTATCTGCAGGGAAGTGCTTTAGGATCTCTGGGAATCTTACCCCCATTGTAGATCCATCTGTATAATCATCCACCTTATCTACAGAATAGTATTTCTCTACATTCTGATAAAAGGATCTGAATAGCTCTTCATCAGCTGGAGTAATATCGCCCGCACGGATCCGGAACTTGGCAGATCTCATATTCCGCTCAATGATCACTTTTTCATCTATTGCATCCAGCAGATTTGTAACAACATCATTCCACTGAAAATTCTCTTGGATCCAAAGCCTTCCTGCCCAGCTGAATGAATTGAATTGATCCAATCCGTTCTGGATCTGATTGATCCTCTGGATCATTGCTGTGGCTATATCCTCATCCGTTTGATCAAAGCTCCGGACTACAAAGCCTGTTTTTCCGCTCTGGATCTTCTCTGGGAGAGCTCCCAGTGCTGTAGTGATGGGGACACATCCTGCACCCTGAGCTTCCAGTGCAATCATGCAGCACGTTTCTGCAAAGGTAGATGGGTAGATCATGAACATTGATTCGCTCAATACCTTCATGAGCTCCGGACGTGGAATAGTTCCGTGATAAACGACACCCGGGGTATTCCTTGCCTGCTCATAGAGATCTTTGAACTGGGAATCATCGCCTTTATAAACACCCAGATCTGAATATACATGGATCTCTATTCCGGTTTCTTTGTAGATCCGGGGAGCCATAACCAGCAGCTTATCCAGTCCCCTGAAGGGAGTAGATGCATACACTGCTTTCTTTTCCTTTGCACCGGGTAATACTTTGGGGATTGTATCCAGATCTACCCCATCTGTGGATACTATGATTTTCTCCACAGGCACACCCATTTTCAGGATCTGCATTTTATGATATTCTGAAACCACGATGAACGTATCAAAATATTCATTGCTCTCTGGGGATCCCAGTGGATCCATGTGAGCCTGATCGATATCATCAGATAGTTTTAGGTGTTTGAATTTGCAATTTGTGTAAACAGTCATTGAGGGGATTCTGCTGCAGATGAAGTGCTTTGATTTGTAGCGATTGAGCTCTTCAGCACTCTTAACCTGTATGAATCTCACACCAGCATATCCACCACTGTTCACATTGCCACACATTGCTACCCTGAAGCCACGTTCAGCGAGTATCCGGGCATGGTATATCAATGCTGTTTCAGATCCGCCTAATGGCTCTGTTTCGATGCTGTCTGGTGAGATCAATGTGCTGTTCACCCAGAAGAGGTAATCCCATTCCTGATCATCCCCTGCAAAGATCTCAGAGGGGTTTGGATTCAATCGTTCCAAAATATCAGCTGATTGCTGCAGATCCACTTCAGTAAGCTCTGGTTTTAGATCCATCTGCTCAATGTTCATAGCATCCGAAACAATCTGATTTACATACTTCTGAGCCACCTCACCCTGATCATGCTGCCTTGCTCTGGATTGCTTCCCTGAATATGCACGTTTTTTAAGCCTGAGCTTTTTCACAGCAGCTGCAGCCCATTCATCCTGCACAGCTGGATCCAGTGGATCCCCGGGGATACAGATCCCCACTTTATTCAATATCTCTGGAGTTGCACCTGTGGGGGATGTAATAACATCCAATCCCAGAGCCAATGCTTCTACATGAGTCATTCCAAAGGTTTCATTAAACTCCATCATAGGACATAACATCAGCCTGAAATCAGCCATATACTCCCAGAGCTCATGATGGGGACGTGATCTAAGGATCTGAACATCTGCAGCCTTTAGATCCTTGTAGATCTGTTCAGCCTCTTCACGGATGTAATCCAGTGAATTGTATAAGCCCAGAGGATCCTCTGAATTATAGTTCCCCAGATCGTATGCCATCATGTGAAGTTCAGCATCTGGTTCCAGCTTTTTAATCTTTTTGAATATTGGAGCCAGATATTTAGCAGATCTCTCCGGACGTGAAATATTTATGATCTTTTTCCCAGAGGGTTTCCCCGTGAAATGATTTTCAATAACCTCTACTGAATTACAGGGATCTCCGATCGTAACCAGATCATCCTGCAGCAGATCATGGAAGCGACCAAGTATATCATTCCTATGCCATTCTGAGAGCACGATATACTTCAGGTTTGGAATGTCCCGGGTAGCTGGTATCAGCTGATCGTATGAGGGGGAAATATTGTGGAGCCAGATGTAATTGGGCTGATCCTTCAGGAAGATCTCTGCAGGGAAACATTCTACAGCGATCAAAGCATCCCATCCGAATAGCGGATCATGCCGATCCAGAGAATGCCATCCCAGTGATTCACGATCCACTTCACCAAAGAAGTGACAATCATGCCCGAGATCATTGAGCGATTTCCACAAATTAACAGATGAGATCTCAGTTCCACCTATTGCATGTTCTTTTACCCGTTCTGGGCTGTATGGAATTGGAGCCATGTGATAGATTGCTATTTTCATATCACGATACCTTTGGCTTCAGGGGATCTGGTTCATCAGATGAGGGAGCAGCTACGATATCCGGTTCAATCTTTATGTTCTCAGGATAATTTGCTTTAAAGGATCCCACTACATCTGATTTTCGCATTGCTATTATCTTTTCATCCCTCTGGATAAGCTCCAGATTTAACAGATACAGCCTTTTATCTAACAGCTGTGCATACTCCAATAAAGCAGGATGTTCCATTCGCTGGATCTCATCCCGGGAGTAAAGTTTTGTTCGATCGATTAATGAACCCTGATCCGGGTTCTGGTTGTTTTGTTTCATGTGTTTATTCCCTATGGTTCCCTATGTTCTGCAGGAGAGTCCCCTACGATCCGCCTGCGATTGATATTAATATAGTCATAGTCTAACCCTTTGGGGCAATAAAATCCATCTGGGTTACTTTCCCAGATCCCGAATCTTTGGTTAATCCCCATGACTTTTTACAGAGGGGGCACATCCCATTTTTGTCTAATTGACATGCTTGGGATACCGCTTCCCTGCTTGGGTAATCCTTACCTATTTTATTGAGAGTATTGCACTCTGGGCAAGCTACATCAGCCATTACATTTCCACCTCTATACATGCGATCACATCATCAGATGAATGAGGATCTATTGCTCCACCACCAGTATAGCAGAGTAGGTCTAATCCAAGTTCATCCCCAGCAACAAAAGTCACTCCAGACATTGCGTTATCATATCCACTCTTGAATCCCGTGGAAGTCATACCAGTAAGTGACACATATTCACTGGTATCTTGAGTTCCATTTTTAGTTAAAACTACCCTTGTATAATTAGGTGGGCTTGTATTTACAGATGAAGCAGAACACCTCATTGCAAAAGTCATTGCTGTAATCTTACCAGAGCGGGGCATTGTATATCCCCGCCCATTAAGGGCATTGCCCAGCCCTAATTCATAAGTGTTTGTAGAGTAGGTGGAACTGGGTGAAGCCCTGCCAGATGTAGTTGAAAATGGCAGAATTACTCTGGTTTTCAGAATGCCTACCTGATATCCAGAATCATCAATGATATCGGATCCGTCTATCTGGAAGGATCCACCAGCATCGATATCTCCAGTTGCATCCACCTTGCCTGTTACATCGATACCATCTGAGGCTGTAGCCAGTTTAGAGCTCCCAGCATACCAGAGTGTAGCTGCACCATCAGCATCCCCAGTTATGGTATATCTGATTACTCCCCCAGCGGATTCTGCCCTCAGTGCAATCCCACCGCCATGATCCAAGTTCTCTACCCAGAGAATACTTCCATCATGCCAGATATGTCCCTCAGTGGTAGTATTGTTTCCGATATAGAGATCTCCACCATACACCTGAAAATCAGTCTCAGAAATCAGCAAAGCCCCTGAATTATAGAGCCTGTAATTAGTATCCAATGTTCCGATATGGATACCCTCACCAAAAAGGAAACGTGTATTTGTAGATGATTGTACATTCAGGAATGCTTCAGTTCCCCCAGTATTCTCATCGTGGATTATATATATATCTGAGCCAGCTGCACCCAATGCGCTTGTGCTCCAGCCTAAAACATTTTCAACATCTGGGAAAAAGATCCCATCCCACGTTCCAATAACATTCTCACCAATCCGGACTATTTCAGAATCATCAGCCAAATAGAAGTGGAGCCTTCCGTTCACATAATCAATTTCAATGCGCTGAACTCCAGATCCGACACCATAGCTTCCGGTAGCTGCATCCAAAGCGACTGTTTTAGATTCCAATGTAGCTGCCCGGACACTGACTGAATCTGCTATTGCCCCGGCTGTTTTCGCCCGGGCATAAGCAGTCTTTGCAGAGTTCTGAGCACTGACAGCATTAGTTTGAGCAGTGTTTGCCCGTGCCTGTCCTGATTTAGCACTGTTTACAGCACTGGTAGCTATGATTCTGGCTGTATTAGCCTGAGCATTTGCAGAAGTTGCTTGAGATCCAGCTGAACCAGCCCGGATATTTGCGGAGCTTGCCCTAACATCAGCAGATCCCGCCTTGTTATCTGCCAGCAGAGCATCCTGCTTGGCTGTGAAAGCGATTGCTTCAGCTGAGGCAGCAGCTACCTGTGCGGATCCAGCTTTAGTATCTGCTGAGAATGATCGTGCATCTGCACTCAATGATCTTACATCAGCGGATCCTGCTTTGATAAATGCATCTGCTGCATCCTGAATAGCAGTATCTGCCCGGGCTTTCGCTGTCTGGGATCTAACATCTGCAGAAAGCGATCGAACGTCTGCAGATCCCGCTTTAATACTTGCACTCTGGGATCTCACATCTGCAGATCCAGCCTTGACTATGGCACTATCAGCTTTGTTATCAGCCAGCAATGCATCTTGCTTGGCAGTGGATGCCAGAGCTCCAGCAGATCCTGCACGAACTAAAGCGGATCCAGCTTTTGCATCAGCTGAGGTAGTTCTGGCTGTAGCATCCCCTACGTTTTCAAGTGATTTAGTTGCATCCCCGGGGAGCTTCCCATCTTTTAGATTTGTGATCCCGGTATGAACCGTTCCATCTGCCTGAACAACATTGCCCCCACCGTCCTGAATTAATGTCCCGGTAGGTAGGTTCCCTGCAGTGAGTGCTGGATTTGCATTTGGCTGGTAATCGCTCCAGTTTGCATGAGCATATACAGTGCCTTCAACGGTAGCAGATTTTGCAGAAAAATATGGATAGACTTTTATCGTTATGTAATCATCTGCAGGAATGTTTATTGAGAACTTCCGTACTGTAGAATCCACCTTTGCAGATGGGCTGGTAGTATCCACTGTCTGGGTAGATCCGGATCCATGTTCATACCGGATGATAAAACCCTGAGCAAATTCAGCCCCCTGCGTATAAGTCCATTCAATAGTAACCTGAGCATTCAGCTTATTATCTACATGACCTATTGGGGTAGATCCTGCTCCAAAGGATCCATTAGGGGGAGTATCATTTACGAACTGATCTACACCTTCGATCAAAGTGGTATCTACTACTTCGATGCCATAGATATAATCTTCAGGGGTAGTCCCACCGCCCTTAAATATCACATCGTACTTACCAGAGCCCGGGCGTATGAATTCCCAGTAACCTTTTAAGTTCCCTACTCTTTTGGATTCAGTAGTATCTATTCGCGTATTATCTGATTGGCGAATCAGATCTACCCGGACACCAGTTACACCGATATTCCCGCTTAATGATTCCCGTGGCATTGGGGTATTAGTCTCCTACGATATCCACAAATATTGTGGCAGCAGAGCCCACAGTATCACTGGAGTTATTTGTGAGGCTAATACTTATAAGATCAGTATTTGCCAGCATGAGCTCTGTGCCTGTGATTGTTTGGGCTCCAGACCCATCATTTAGGATGAATTCTATATCAGCGTTTGCCACAGTTCCATCTGCAAATATTGCATAAATATGCAGAAATTTTACTGTGGTGATTCCACCCAATCCAAGTGACACTGCAGCATCGTCTTTTGCCAGAGATACATCGAACTTTAGGGGCATGGTAGCACCAGAAACAGATACCACGTAATCCCCTTCAGCACGTTTGTTCCCCAACTCAGTCCCTTCAGCTTCGATCGTGAATTTTAGAGTTCCATTTACTTTCATTCTATTACCTCATTCTCCGTTAATTCGTTCCACCAGAAGTTCCACCAATGCGGGCTCCCTTGCCCTCACTTATACCCTTCCGAACGGGTGAAGCCTCTACACCTTCAGCATAGAAGATATGGGTATCTACAGTGAAAGCAGCTTGACTGGCTCCGGTTTCAGCATCATCATAGCCATCGATCACAATCCAGCCTGCAGTTAGATCAAAATCATCGAAATCGATCTCCACTGTCCCTGTAGTTGTGAAGGTTAAAAATCTTGCCTGAGCTTCAGCATTCTCTCTGTAGATCCTAACCAATCCGCGCTCTGAGCTATTGAGAGTCAATGCACTGACATAGAGAGCTAATTTCGTAACTGAAGCCGGGTTCACAAAGATCCTTTGCCCTAAGTATCTTGCCACTGCTCTATCGTCTGTAGCCAGAACAGAAGTCCCTGTGAGGGTAAGCACTTTTTCATTCTTACCGATAACAACACCCCCAGCGACTGAGTTGCCTGTAATGGCTTCTGTCTTGGTGTTATTGGGGAGCACTCCACGAACCCGGATATTAATCTGAGTCCCGGGAGCAGCCTGAATAGTAACTTCAGTTTGAACTACCGAAAAAGTATTGTTAGTTAGGAATTGTGGTTGGGATCCATTTGTGGTAAAGCAGTATTCAAAAGCGATGAGACTATCACTATCTGCCCAGTCCACATAAACACCATTAGATACAGGTACAAGAGTAATCTGAGGCATTACAACATCAGCGAAATCTACTGCCTGCCCCCCATTGAGAACAGCACCCATATCCGTGAATGCACTCTGGTTCTGGGAGAGTGAATTATCCACAGCTGCCACATATACCTGATACTTTTCACCTAATGGCTTCAGGATCCTTGTGTAGAGCTCTGCTTCTGTAGATCCTATGGCAATCACTGTATGATATTCTGGCTGGGCTCCCGCTGCAGCTACACCCTGATCTTCAATAAGCACCATTTTAACCATGTAGCTCCGGATCCCAGAGGCATCAGTTACTTTTGCCCATCTGGGGATGATATACCCCAGCTGAGAGGTTTTCTGAACAGTTGTAAGAGTTACAAGCACAGGAGCGGAAGGGGGGGTATTATCAGCCTGCTTAATACCCTTGAGACGAACAGCAATATCAGCCCGTTTATCCGTGATTGTCAAAGTCCCGCCCGTGTTACTGACCTGAGCCAGCAGTAGATCGTGTTCATCAGCATCGTTTGCAGGATCAGCAGCTTGAACAGTGACCTTATATGAATCATCCCTGCGAGTGTATTCCGTATCACTCCCGGATGGATATCCAGCCATGAAGTTCCCTATTACAGAATCTACTGCTACGTGCTCAATCACAATATTGTAGGTAGTGCTATCATCAGTGATATCGTATCCACCGCCACCGTTTGTAGTCTGGGGATATCCGGATTCTGTGATCCCAAATATCTCATTCCCCGCATCATTCGCTGAAGGAACTTGGAATTCTACTTCTGAGGATCCGCCTGTAGTGGGAGATTTCAGAGTGATGTAGGTTCCATCTGGATCAAAGTTACCTACTGCATCAGTCTGGAATGCAATAGTACCATAGCCAGCTGCATTGATCGCTGCCAAGATCTCCAGCAGTGTAGTGGCTGCAGCTACAGCTGCTTCAGAGCTACAATCTATCTGGGTAGCTCCAGCGTTATCGATATCCAGCTTAATGTTTTTATTTGTGGATAGATCCAGTGTAGTGATTGCTACTGTCCCCACCACGACTGCAGAGGCAGAATCATCAGCTGGCAGATAGATCCTTTGCCCGAATTTATCCCAGCCTACCCCAGCCTTCACTGATACAGATCCACCGCCTGCATCGATCACCTGAAGATCTGTTTCATCCAGCGAGTTTATGAATATCCCGCCTTCAGTATCCATCAGATCTATCATGCGATCCAGAATAGCTTTCACTGTCTGGGAAGCATGAAGATCAAAATTGTTATCTGTTAGCCCTGTAGAGAATAGAGCCTGTGGTGCTTTTCCGTCCATGATTTATTCCTTCACGCTTTTAATGGTGATTCTGTATTGGGCTGTAATCGATCTTCAGCATCACTGAATATTCATTTGCATAAGAGGTCATAGGCTTGCCACACCACAAATATCCATTGCTGCTATCTACCCAAAGAACTAACCCATCTTCATTTCCTGCGACATTCTCATAAATGATTGTCTCTGGGGATGTAGCTCCCCAGCCTGCCCGGGTAGTCCCTAATTGCGTGTAGAGAAAGCCCTGAGTGATCTGGTATCCTATTGGAGCAAACTGAGTATCTACCATGCTGGCATCTATGCCATAATCTGTAACTCCCCCGGGCAGCGTAGTATCATTGGATGAATTCAAATACCCGGAAAAGCTAATAAATCGATCTCTCCAGTCTATGGAATCATCTATCAGGTAATTTATGAGGCTGTTAGCCACGCCCTTTTCCATCCATACAGATCCACCACCATACTTATCTGGCTGTGGGGTATCATTATCACGATTGTTTGAAGATGATCGTGAGGTTCCCGGGTTTTGACCCACCAGAGCAGCCTTTGCAAGCATCCCAGCATCGCCATCTACACCTGTAGAGAGTAGAGGTATATCCCCATGTGCGAGCCCTACTTCTACATTCAATAGGGTTGTGGATAGCTTCCCGGTTGTTTTAGTCACCACCAGCTGAGGGATCATCAGGTTCCCGGTTCCCACTTCCTTATCCAGAAGTGTTGTATGGAGCCCGGTAGCACCCTTTGCAGAGAGTAGTTTGGGGATCTGCCCATCAGCATACCCCTGAGCGATATTCTGCAGGGATGTATGGATCCTTCCAGATTCCACGTTTGCAGAAAGGATTGGGATCTGCCCACCAGAGGATCCAGCATGGTATCCATCCAGCTTGTCAGCATTTTTTCCAGTTAGATCTCTGGGTATTGCATCCAGCCTAAGTGTATTCTCAGATCGTCCATCCAGTTCCAGATATGGGATCTGATTCCTACCAAAACCAACATGATATCCATCCACCTTGTCAGCATCCAGATTCGTAATCATCGGCTTTGCGGATGATACGCTCTGGGTGCTATTGTCAGTGAGAACAGTAGATCCAGATCCAGCTTTCGTATTGATCGCTGTCATTAGTTCCTGCAATGCAGTTTCCACGTTTGTAGCTGTGATCAGAGCTCCACTGTCCACAATATCGACCTGTGCTGCAGTGACTGCATGGGGATCTGCTACGCTATCCATGTGATCCTGAATTGCACTCATCCCATGCTGGAACAGTGCGACAAAAACAGTATCCGCATAAACTTCATAGATCCCCTGAGTGATCGCTGCCACACCCACATTTGTTTCATATTTGTATTTGCCTGTTACACCGATCTCAGTGAGGGCAATAGCACCCCCGGGGTATGCTCCACCGTGGAGTACAATTTCCACAGTTTTCCCGGTATCTACTGCTCCAGTTGTAAAATCAGTGAGTGTAATTAAAAGATTTGGTGCTGCTAATGTACCCATTTTATACCTCTTTAATTTCCAAATTCTGGTTCAAAGAAAGCTGATCCCCGGGGCTCTTCACCGTATAACCATTGATCGGATGTGAGTCCCTTCAAAACGAACCGCTTAAATATGTAATGTGCCAAACTCTCATAGCCCGGATCTATTGTTAATTCCAGCTTAAACTGTGCATATCTCAAAAGCTCTGCATCTGGAATAAATTGGTTCCTTCCGTATGGAGCCCATGAGCCCCACGCTATTTCATCTGAAGAGAACCGCACTGAGACTACCAGTGAATAAGACAGATCCCAGTGAGCATAATCGATCCAGTCTGCTATCCACTTGTAAGAGGCAAAGGTAGCACCCAGATCCATGTTCCCCAGCTGATAGCTACAGACTGATTCTGAGGGGATCAGACAATTCTGGTGAAATGAAAAGCCACTGTTTGTAATCGTGTATGATCCGCCATCGTCTAACTCAGATCCACGTACTGATTTGAAGCCCGCTGCCCCGCCATAAACAGCTGTATAGTCGATCCCGTCCTTATAGTGGAAGGGTACGATAGCTTTGATAGCAGTTTCGATAATTGATTCACTCTCTGGAGAGTCATTCCATAGATGGATCCAGCCAGTTCCAATTCCGCCTAATCCCCAGCCTACACCTATGGGATTGATCCCTATAGCCATCTGCATTGTAACCTTGTAGGGAGATACCAGAGCTCTCTGCCCGCCTTCAGTGATCAGCCCATCTTCAGTCCCCCGCTGCTGGTGGGTTTGGATCGCATTGTGGATCCGGATCGCCATGATGTAGTTATTATCTTCAGGATGCCTTTTAAGCCCATAATCAGCAGCCAGAGCATCCAGCAGTAGAGCATCCCCGTCCTTCGTGGGGGAGAGGGCATTTTTAAAATCTTCCAGATCACGGATAAATAGATCTATCACGTATCCGATCGCACTTAACAAATTATCCAGAACAGCGTTCCGGGTAATTGTCTCAGGCAGCTTCATTAAAAGTTTATCATAACTCTTCCTGTGCTGCATTTGGGCGAGATCTGAAACCTCTGTTTGCAGAGAGCCATAGATTATTTGTGCTTCAGTTTGAGCCATATTTTACTCCGTTACACTCACTGAACCGATTTTGGGAAGAGAGTATGCACCCACTGCCACATTTGAAGCAGGGATGAATGCAGATCTCCGCATATCTGATACACCCAGACTATTATTCACCAGACTGTAGAGATCACTGAAATCCACATCAGTTCCCCAGTCCCATTCTCTATAATCCATATACAGCTGGAGATTCGTGATCACGTTATCCCGAACTGCATTAATATTGTAACCAGAATATAATATCACTTCTGAAGTGATATTTACCAAAGTCCATGTAATGTTCAGACATACTACCACAATCCCCAGAGGGGCTTTGTGCTGGATGGATGCTGCCATCGTGGATAGTTGGGTATCTGTGAAGAGCCCGCCATTATTTCGTAGGCAGTGAACCACTACAGTTTTCTGGGAATAACTGGGGTGATTAATCTGAGGCTTTGCCCGGATCAGTTCAGTATGAGATTCCTGTGCCCAGCTTTCATAGCTGGCTTCTATTCCCTGTGATAAGGTTGCCAGCTGAGTGATCGCCCGGTTCCTGAGAAGTTCATCAGATTCCTGATCATATCCGCCTATGGATGGGGTATCATTTGATACAGTAGTAAGCCCAGATACAATATCCACCATAACTGAGATCTGATTTGCCTTGATCATACTTGAGGATCCTGCAATAGTTGCTTGGCATGAGAGAGTGAGCTTCCCGTTTGCTGCGAGTGTAGATTCCTCAGTAGTGGCATACTCTTGCCCGGATGGAGTCCCCACCTTTGTCCCCAGTGGGATCGTAGTGCCTGCTACACCGCTAAAAATCACAGGGACGGTAGAGAACGATGCTGCTCTCCGCTTCATGGATCTGGGAGCTACAGCAAGTTCTAAATCATCGCCATTTGCAAGCATGATCCGTGCGGATCTGAATACTTGGTGAACATTGTAATACAGCTGTGCAAGCTGGGCTGATATCGCATTGAACAAAGCCCGCGCTACTCCACCTTTGTTAAAATTAGTGATACTGGAAGTATTATTCCGTGACCACTCAATCATTTCAGACATAATTTTTGTACGTGTTTTGATTATCATAGCGAGTCCAGATTCATTTTAAGTTGCGCCTCTGTTTGGTGATTAATTGCTTCCACCTGTGCAGATAGCTTGATTGCATCTTCCACCTTTGTCACTACCACATTGCTGACTGACTTCACCCGGGGATCGGTCATAAGTGCTCTGGTGACTTCCGGAGCCAACATACTCCCCATAACTTGGGGGATCGATGCCTGCTCCAGAGTTAAAATATTATTGCCAAAATCCTCATCTTCTGCGATGGCTCCCAGTGGAGTCTGCAGGATATTATCCAGCCCCTGCATGAAGGTATTTGTGTAGTTCAGAACTGTGAGATCTCCATCTATAACATCTAAGGTATTTGGGAGATCCTTACCCAGCACATTGATCCCTTGCTGTGCATCCAGAACAAAGTTTGCTGCTACCCGTTCCACATCCAAAGAATTCAGATATGGGATCTTCAGTGCCATGCCATCCCATTCAGATCCCAGAATATCCATTGGCTCCAGATCATTGAACTCCATGATCAGATGAACTTTGTCTGAGCTCCCGAGTTCCCGGGCAGCTATCCGCTCTATGGATTCATTTTTCCGGACATAAACTGTCTTAACTGGAGTCTCAATTTTATTAGTGTCCGAACTGGTAGCAGTCCTGTAATAAGCGGGGAGCACAAGCAGCGTTTCAAGTTCCAGAGTGAGAGTATCGAACATCACTAAAAGCCCTGAGAAATCTGTTAAGCCCCGGCTGCTATTTGAATTGATCTCAAACTGGCTTTTTCCAATAACATCCGGATTTAATTTTGCCCCTACCCGGTATGCCCATGAAGTCAGCTTCTCAGTTCTGGGTTCATCATTGACAAAGGATGATCCTGCATTTTCCAGCAAACCACTTACCCGGCTATCCATTTTCTCCAGTAGATCCAGTGCCCGCCTGATTGTTTCCATCGCATTTGTGACCCTGCGTAGGGATGCCCGTGTTTTAGTTATTGTGGATCCAGATCTATCTGGAGACGTATCCCCAAAAAGGGTATGGTTTGCCATTGGGTTCCGGGTATCAGAATAGAACTCTTCAAATAGCCTGGAAAAGATTTCACCGCTTGCGTATGCATGGATCGCTGGAACAGCATCATAGATATCCAGCAAGAGTAATTGGAATTCTTTGAATGTTGCGCGGATCCCGGCTGCTGATATGGTAGCTGCAAAGTTTGGTGATTTAATGAATCCTGCTGTAGATGCAGCTGCAGCACGGTTCTGCATGAGCACAGAAGTTTTCTCCTGTGGAACCATTGTCATTGCTTCATTTTGCCGTTCATTCGCATTTTGAGGTATAGCCATTATACTGATACCTTCCCGAGATCACCCAGATTAGATCCAGCACCGGATGCTCCACCGGGGAGAACTGTAATAGCCTTCCCCTTCAAATTGATAGCTGCCTTTGTAGCTGCCCCCTGAGCTTTGGAGATTCCTTCAGCTGCCCCGGATTTTAAGCTATCCACAAGATCCTTTACTGGATCCAGCAGTGGACTGGCTGAGATAGGTCTGAGAGCAGTGGCTTTGAGTGAATACACCCAGAGCATATTTCTGGTTGTAGTTTGGGATACATTAAACTCCATGAGCTCTACTTCATAGTAATGCATGGCATTGTGAGCCATTAGCCATACTGTGGGATACTCTCCCTTATCATTGGCTTCATGACTAACATCCACCAGCCATTCCAGATACTTCACCCAGCCAAAGCCATTAAAAACAGATTTGGATCCAATGAATCCTTTTGACTTGTATCCGAACGTGCCCTGTATAGTGACTGGGGATGGAGCCATGCCATATTTGTCCACCCATCCACCGCCCTTAGTTGGGGTAACTGTGGTGAGGTATTGCTTCAGCATCATGTATGATTCTGGCATGATGGGGAAGTGTAGAACCAGAGGGATCAGGATCCCCAGAGCATCATGGTTCATAACTACCAGAGTCAGCATATTTGGGGGATTATTAACTACTGGGGGTATCTGTGGCATTATTCCACCCCACAATCTACTTCATCGACATTAGCCACGCCTAAAGCTGGAGCTCCGGATCCGCCCGTGACGGTTTCAATAAAGCTGCCAGATGGAACCGTGATATCCAGATTCTCTTTGATATATTCCACGATCGCATCACACATCGCTAACTGAGCAGCATCCGGGGATGATTCAGAAGTGAGCCCTTCCATCTTCTGCTGCATTTTATTTTTTAGTCCATCAGCTGATAATGACATATTAAGCCTTCACGTTTGTATTGCCTATGAAGTGATCCAGCCCCGTGTAGAAGCACTTGGGGATATTATTCAGGATCAGCTTCACTAAATTACTTCCGAGCTCTACCGTGCCAGATGCATCGATCTTGGCATCCCCTGTAGCAGTGGCAATAATATCCTTAGCGTTTACTGTTACATCCCCCTCAGATGTAATAACCGCTCCAGTGGGAACATCCAGAGTCAAAGCACCCTTTGCCAGAATGTTAATATTCCCTCCCTCTTCACCTTCCACATTGAGATTCAGGTTCAGGGATCCGGAAGCTCCAGATAGGGAGAGGATGAGATCTCCATCATTGTTTGTAGTGAACTGCAGCTTGGCAGTCACTGTGCCCTCTTCATCCTTCACTTCATGGATGAAGTTTATGGCATCTAATACACTTGCCTCATCTGTAATACGTGGATCCTTTGGCAGCATTAGGGTGTTCATGATCACTGGGCTATCAGCTTCACCATGCAGATAGTCCACCAGCACAAAATCCCTTTCCTTCAGATTTCTATACACGGATCCAGCGATCTTCACTCCCCGCTGTTTCTCATGAGTATCCCTGTACATGATATCCGCTGTCATTTTGACAGGATCTATTCCGATTACTACAGCATCTTTCAATTCATACTCCCTACAAAGTCCATCCCGGCTTTGTATAGCTTTTCCCGGGTAAAAGGATCCATTCCACGATCCACTGATATATTGCTCATAAACGGCTTCCCATAAACGTATTCATTTGATACTGCAGTGATGTAGTATTCCATCCCTGTAGCCGGGCGAATAAGTTTATCCCCGGCGCGAATATTTGGAGCTCCCCGCACAGTGAGGTTACCAGCTTCATAGCGATGATTATCCCGGTTCCAGAGATAGAGCTTATTCCTGTAATACTTATATTTGTCCAGAGTAGATCCTTCCACCACTTCCCCATCACTGCTGAGGGGGATGTAGCTTAATCGCTCTGTTTTGTCCCGGGTTCCGATCTCATGCACCAGATCTGAATCTACCAGAGGGGGAAACGTGGCATATTCGCCATCAGAACCAGTGAAGCGATCTCCGGGGAGAACACTAAACACTGAGAACCCAGTACCATGCTGAACGGCAAGATTTTCACCCCGGATCAGATCTTCAGTAATGATATGCCCATTCTCTCCATCGATCCAGTTAGTTATTTCATTCCAGCCCACTGTAATAGATTCGCCGTTTGGGTTTATGGCTGTCTCAGGATCCAGAACGCTGTATGGGGTAGGTCTGGATCTCAAATACATCTTCCCGCCTTTACAGTCAGTCCACAGTTCATTGAAGGGAGCCCGGATATATTGAGTGAAGTAATCCCAGATAGTTCCACTGTATGGAGATAGCTGGCTGCTGAATAGCAGTTCATCTTCACGTACAAATAACTCTGATTCCAGATCGATCCAATCCTTCAGGGATCCGTTCTTTAATTGGATATCCAGACCGGGCAAGGTTTTGGCTATCTGGAGCACAGCTTCATAAATAGGTTTCTGGAAGAAATCGAAAGCGATATCCCCCTGCTGTAGTTCTAAATTCTTTTGTTTGAGCTCCCCAGTTAGCCCCAGAGCATTCTCAAAATACTTAACCAGATCAAATATCCAGATAGCTCCCAGAGATCGCCCTGTGAGTGTTACGGATCTCTGGACACCCTTCGGCATGATCACTTCAGATTTCGCTACTCTATCAATGATCCCCAGCATGGTAGTTTCTTTGCCATCCAGTTTGATATCCACAACATCCAGAGGCTGCAGCAGAGCGTAGTAAAAGGGCTCTATATCAGAGGGCTGTGCTTTGAACCAGACCAATTCGATCGTAAAAGTGCCATGAGCGGAATTAGTGGATCCATCTGTATTCACTTTTAGGATATGCTCCACAGGATGAATCACGCTTGCACCTTCACCGCCTATACCAAAATCTCTTGTTTGCTTGGTATGAAACGTCAATGCTGGTGCTGGATTGCGTTTTGTGAAGTGATTAGACATTATTGCCCAAAGCTCCCGCCTAATCGTCCAAATTGTCCAAAGCCTGTCAGTAAGTTATCCATAAAGCTGCCACTCATTAACCGGCTAAATGCTGCTTCGTCCTTAGTTGGGGGGAGCCCATTCAAAACTCTCTGGGCTTCATCAGAATCCAAAGTGGTTCTGGCAAAAGCGATCACAGCATCATTCATCATACTGGCTGCTCTCTCAAAGGCAGTTGCTGCAGATTCGATCTTACCGATCTCCCCGGCTATTGCTGCCTGCTGGGTTTCAAAGCCAAAAGTATCTCTGAAGGAAGCTATACGCTTATTGAAAGCATCTTCACCGTCCTTCAGCCCTGCCCTAATTGATTCAGCAATCAGTTCAGCTTGGGTTTTTGGTGTATCCTTTGGATCCCCGGGCTGAGTAGAGTCCCGTACAAATTTCTTCTCATCATCAGTTAGATCTGAGGATGCTCCAATAAATTTTGCAAATTCTGATTCAGACATTTTCCCAATATCCGGTAACTGATCCCCAAAGCGTTCCATGAGCTCTACCAGAGAGTTCATTGCCTTATCTGGGTTATAGAGTTCAGCCATCTGCAGACGGTTCCCAGACCACTTTTTAAGCAGGAAGGATTGATCCCATCTGGTTCTCTCAATATCCTTGCCCGCTCCAGTTGCCATATCCCGAGCCATAGCAAAAAATTCAGATAACATCCGTGGATCCGCCATGCCCTGTTCCTGCAATGCAGTAACTTCACCGATCGAAAAATTCTGCCCGCCACGCTCCATAATCCGGAGAGCAGCTTGGAATCCCATTCCACCAGTTGCCATACTATCATGCAGCCCACTCAGTACATTGCCACCACGGGATCCCCTGAAGGGCTCTCCCATCGATCCGAACAGCCCGGCATACCGAGATATCATCCCGGGATCCTGCATCGTTACAGCTGTCTGTATGACACTCTCAGTAACACCCATGACTTCCTGCAGGAATTCTGGCAATCTTGCTACACCGATCCCAGACATAACACCTTCAGCGATCGCTTGCTTCAGGATCGTGGGATCTGATACTGTTTCATATCCAGTTTTGCCCTGCCTTGCTACAAACCCGGTAGAATCTGAGTTATCGATACCAAAGGCTTTTCCCAGTGATATCGTTTCCTGAATATCCAATCTTCTCTGGGTGTAATCACCAGCACCAGCACCTAAGATCCGCATCCAAGTCTTTTCCAGACCAGCAAGCTCAGTGAGTGTTGTGGCTGTAGTCAAAGCTACAGCTTCAAAGGATTCTCTGAATGCCTCAGCATCCTGTGGGAGAAGTTCAGAAATAGCACTGATCTCAGTGAGATCCTTCAGAACATCCTTATAGGATCCCCAGCCTTCCTGAAGAGCCTGAACACCTTTAAATGCAGCATAACCCACAGCACCGACACCCAGCCCGGTAGCGAGTTTTGCACCCGTTCCCATGCCAGCCATCTTCCGGGTTATTGCTGAAGTAGCACCTTGAACTGCTCCTGTAGCCAGTCCACCAGCACCGCCCCGCATTCCAGATTGAGTGAGATCCCCAATCATTCCAGCGGATTCACGTTCAGATGGATCATAGATCCCACGATCCAGAGCCCATTGTTTTGCAGATGCAGATGATTCAGCGTTCCGGGTTGCATCGTCTATGGCTCCAGTTTTTACTCCATAGATCTCAGCTTGGATCCGCTTCAGTTCGCGCTGCTTTGTGCCCTTATCCCTGCCACTGGAAGAGGATACTTCATTCCGTGCCAACTTCTCTTCATGCTGGAGCTCAGACATTCTGGCTTTATTCTCAGCCTGCTCCAGCTGGCGAATAAGCTGCAGCTGATCATTCAGGTATTTGTTTTGCTTCTTTAGATCTTCCGGATATTTCTGGGCAGCCTCTGATTTGATTTCATTAAACCGAGAAAAACCCTGTGATGCCAGATCCATAGCCCGGGTTTGTTCAGCAAGTTCCTGCTTCCCGGTTACTCTGGTTCCCACATTAATTTGGATATTTTGTTCAGGCATTATGTCCTCAATCGGAGATTAATTAAATTTAAGGTAGGTCGAATCCCAGTTCGTCTTTGACCGTCTGGGCAAAATCATCATCCACATAGTCGGTCTGATCGGATCCATCAGGGATCGTCATTTCAGCACCACACCGGGGGCAGTAGGTTGAATTTGGATAAGGGGCTCCCATGAAATCGCATTCCGGGCAGTGCGGGACACTACCCTTTTGCTGTGCATCACGTTCGCGCTGGATGCTCTGCTGGATCTCATATTCTACGAGAATTCCCTCATCTGTCATTTCCAAATAGCGCGGATCAGTAGGTGGGAGATTGTATTTCTCCCTGAACCAGATACGATGCCAATTAGCTTTGATCTGGGCTTCAGCCAGATCCCTGTAATCAGTCTCCGGTATCTCCTGATCCATCGGCTGCATCGGATTTGGGTTGCCCGGGAAACACTCCGGACTTTTCAGCCCAGAGCCCCCATACTTCATCCAATTCAACTTTTGTCAAATTTTTAAAGCCCTTCCAATCATCAGAGGGGGCTTTTACTAATCTGCCATCCAATTCGCACATACGGTTTATCCGCCATGCAGCCATCATTTCATTCACATCAGGGGAGCTCACCATTTGACCATATAAGCCATTGGTGATTGTGCTCCGCCTTACTGCGATATCTGATTCCTGTCCTATCTTCAGTTTATTGTTGAAAATAAACGTCCCGGTAGAACAGGAAACAGTAGTTTGATCTTCGATCTTTTTCACTTTTTCAGTCATGTCCCTATGTCCTTTTCAGTGCCCTATGGAGTGATCATTGGTTCGCCATACTGCCCGGAACCATTCTGCGTAACAATAGCATTCTCACCTACAGTAATGCTAAGATTTGACAGGATGCATCCGTGTATGGTTGCAATGTTCGCTTTGGTATATTTATCTTCGATAATTACCGAAAAGCCTTCTTTGGTAAGGATCGCTCTGGATACAGCAGCAGCATCCTTCCCGGCACGTTCTGCATACTGCAGTTCCGAAATTTTCTCAGATGATAATACAAGTTTTGAGAAGTTGAATGTTCCGCTGAAGCGTAATGCTACCAGTTCCTGCGGAGTGAGGTTCCCAATGCCATAGACACCTTGCACCCCATAATCTTCGTTCTCTGTGATATTGGTTAAGACACCAATTTTAGTGCCCTCAAAGGCTACGTGTACCCTTGCACCGTGTACTACTTTACCGCTCATTATAAAATCTCCTTAAATGAGTGTGCTTAAAGCACGGCTATAGATTCAATTAAAAAGAAATTGAACGGGTTATTGATTCTGAATGAGACTTTTACGCTCCATCCATCTTCCAGACGTGATGCCACGATATTTTCCCACGATGGCAAAATGTTATCTGGATCCGAATCATTCTCAGCTATAACACCTTCAGCTTCTTTGGTTTTACAGTACCCTTCCACAAAGCCCACGATGGTAGCGTATCCTACGCCGACTGTTCCACCAATGAAGATACGATCAGCTGCTACAGCTAATCCTTTGTTAAAGTCTCCTGCAGATCTCATCAGGGAGATCTCTGGGGATGCATTGGATGCCGTATCCCAGAGGCTGGCATTGTTCTGCATTGTGTTAATGCCCTGATTAATAACAGTGCCAATCCCACCCATATCCCGGGGGCAAATAACTCCACCACGGATAAAATCTTCACGATCAGTTTTGCCAAAATCATACTGCAGACCTTGACAGCTAAACACCTTCCGGGTAAGTGGCTGCTGGACTGGAAGCCCAGCTGCTAACCCAGCGACTTTTGCTGCAAAGAATTTAGGGGCAATGGTTTCTACCCCGGATCCATCTTCTGCGAATTCTTTAATCCCACAAGCTACCAGAGAACCGTAAGGGGTATTCATCAGCTTTGCCTGTGCCAATGTAGTGCTTTTTGCGAGTGCAGCTGTAGCCTGTGAAGCCATCCCAAAATAACCTTCACGGAAATATGAGTGAGCAGCACAATGGGCAGTAACCAGAGCATGATCTGCTGCAGTCTCTGAGTCTATCCAGAGGATCTGAGCATTTGCCTCTTCAGCTAACACTAATGCAGCTGTGATCTCTGCAGTATCCATCGCTGGAGCAGCCCCAGAGGATAAGAATTCAAACCCTGTGGTATTGGAAAGTTTGGTTCCGGGGGTTACTACTGTGAGATCTACAAACGCGCTAAAGTTATCCAGAGCGTGTTTTGAGATGTAGGGATACCCCTGCAGCACTAAAGCAGCAGATTTCACATCGCCTTCAGCCAGTGTATTCAAAATGGTACTGTTCAGAGTACCTACACCAGAAGGGGCATTTGCATATATTGTGCAATCCCAATCATCCAGAGCATTGATAGCAGCTGCTACCTTGCTCACAGTATTGTAACTGGCAAGAGCAAAATCGAAATCAAATTCCACTACCTCAGAGGCAGCGACACCAGCAGATCCTATGATATGATCCCCAGCAGTGATCTCCAGTAGTCCTGAACCCAAAGCACCTACATATTGGATTGAGAGTGCCAGATCCAGATAATCGAAAGTCTCTGTTTCTCCTGCAAATTTTACAGTGATTTTGGATCCCGCTGCGAGTGTAGCAGCTTCGATCTTCACCGAGATCCCATTCACATAGGTTCCATAATCCTTAGAATCCACAGTTCCACTGGTTCCATCAAAGGATCCTTTCACGGCTGCTTGTGCCCGGATGAATCCCACGTATGGGGCTCCAGCATGAAACTGGGATGGATTGAAGAGATACCCCATTGCACGTAAACTGTCACCAGCACGGAGCACATCAGCTGCCTGCCCTTTGTCCGTGAACCAGTTTATTTGATCTGGTGTACCACCTTCACTTGCACCGATAACAATTACCCGCCCGGTAGCAAGTGGATTTGCCCGGGGGGTAACTCCCACCGTGAATTTCGATTTAGCCTGTGGCTCGACTAAAATTTGGTTGTCAAACTTCTGTTGGCTCATTTTTGGCTCCTTACCTTATGACTTCAGATATTCTGAAAGTAGTTTTTGCCATCCGGCATCTGTTCGCGTTCTCAAAGGTTCCTGTTTATCTACCTTCATCCACATCCGGAACCCAGCTTCAAGCACTGGGGATATTGCACCCGGATTATCGTTCCTGAATTCAGATAGCGAAATAAGCCTTTTTGAGACTACTTCCTTGTTGGTTCCATTTTGTTTTTTCATTTTATCACGTCCCTATTCCGTGCCTAATCCCTCACCATCCAGCCATGATGCCAGAGTAGAGTTCATTGTAATTTCAGATTCAATAACACATGATATCAGCATCATGCCACCTATTTGAACCCTGTCCCGTACTGCTTCATTGATCACATCGCCTTCAATCATTATCTCTACATTTGTCATTCCACCGCCATTTGGATGCATGAGATATTGGCGGAAAAATTCTTTGTTCTCTCTGAAGATATTTGTGATCGTGTCCCGGCGAATAGCATTTGGATCTTCCCAGACTACCTGAATGTTATCCATTTCGATTTCGCCATAAGCATTTTTCATATCAGCTTTGATCTCCCTGAAGTACCCAATGAACTGATTTAATACGTGTCCACCTACACGGGTAACATAGAGGATCGGAGCTCTCATTTCTGGCATTCCATATTCACGGGCAAGCTGATAGTGTTTCTCCCGCTCCATGCCATAAGATTTCATTACCCGTTCCACGTTTTCAAGTATTAATGCCTTCGCATCGATGATCTGGGTTCCCACTGTTTTAGTGGGTGTTACACTCACCCCGGCTGTAGTAGCTGCAGATACTGCATCGTCTGAGGTATCCTGAAGCACAGATCTGTAGTAATAAGTGGTTAAATTATCCACCGCATAATCAGAGATCCCTGTGATATCTGGATAGTCAGTTCCGGAGATTAAGGAAATGATCAGATCATCGTTTATCGATCCAGCAAAATAGTTGTTTATTTCAGTCTGGGTGATATCGGATCCTTCCTTCCGGAATACAATTAAATTCCATCCATCAGGGAGAGTAGTGGGAAGAGTCCATGACAATTCCACTTCATTCCCCAATGGATGGGCAATCGCTAAAAGGTTAGTGAGTGCTGAGGGAGCGGGCATAGCTTATCCAGCAGCCTTGCGGAGTGCTTTTAGCCACTCATTATCTACATTCGTTTTAGTACCATCTACCAGCTTCTGAGCAATGGCAAAGAAAATCAGCTTCCCAATCTTCTCAGTGAATGCCACTTTTACACCCAGTATCAGCAGAGCCCGAACACCCGGGAGATAGAATCCACCTACCAGAACGATGAGAGTCCCGAGAATAGCCTTCCAGCTTTCCTGTAGATACTGCATGATCTTAGCAAAGAATCCCAGCTCTGCAGCTGGTGCTGCAGCATCAGGCATTGCCAGTGCTGTCCCTACCAGCAGAACTGCAAAAACTGCAATCAGCATAATTTTGATAATCTTCATAATGTCCCTTTCTTTTATTTGGCTACTGCCACTTTAAATAGCATCCCTATCATTCCAGATGCAAATATATTCACAAGCAATATAATGATACCAATCGTAATCCTTGACATTTCAGATTCTTTATTTTCACGGTACTTTGTATTCGCTTTAAAATCGCTAATGTCAAAATCGTGAAGCTGCAGCATAAGGTGCTGTAGATCGCCCTTAATCCCTGTATCAGTCCGATCCCCGTCCACACCAGAAAGCATCCCAAAGATGCTTGAAAGTTTTTCGCCCTGCTTCTGCTGTATAGATAGGATCTCATTTTGAATATCACGCTCTCCGGGCATTTAGACCCCCCAGTAATTCATCTGCAGCTATGATCTCAGTTTCAAGTAATTCCAGACCTCTAAGCGTTTGCCTTGTCTGGTTAAGGCTTTCCATTAGCTCCAAAAAACGCCCTACACGGCGATTGAATACTTGGGGTTTAAGTGGCTTATGATAGCTTACGAAACTTCCGTAATCGCCAAATTCATCTTTTAATCTTTGCTTCAGATCATCGGCAGCAGAGATAAATATAAATGGGGTAATGTGATACCCGTTCATAGCCTTTAAGATCTTGGCAGTTTCTATTCCATTTGAATGACCATCCAGATTGAGATCCATGATAAATAGATCGAACTCATGGGCAGCTGCCTGCTGGAAGGCTGAATCAAAGCCATCTGCTTCCCCCACATGGACTTCAGGGAAATTGCTTTGGATGAGTTCTCTCAGTAGAGCTCTCTGGGTACTATCATCGTCCATAATTAAGATGGAGCCTGTGGTTTTACTCATTGCCTTGTCCTTCATTTTTGGCACATCCGATACCCCTTCAGCCTACAATGACTGAGGGGATCGGACGGGGCACGGGTTAAAATATTCACTGTGCTCTATCCTATCCTTAACGCCATGATTTGCATATCGATTGCAGTGATATCTGCAATCCCATCAGATTCGACATAAAGGGATAGTTCCTGCCCGGCATTTACGCTCACCAGATCCAGAACCGTAATTGGCTCCGGATAGAGGGCATCTTTAAATTTTATTTTAGGTGCTGCATCTGTGGCTACTGCATCCAGATAGAACTGGAGCCCCACAAGTTTATCAGCTATTGAGGATTTTAAGGATCCCTGAGCAAACAGAACATACACCCCGCCATTGTCCAGAGTGATCTTGCCATTTGCAAAGTCCGGGGTAGATCCTACACCCAGACCGTTTTTAGTAAAGTTTATGAGCTTTACAGGGGTAGCTGCAGCAAGCGTTTGAGCAGTAGTATTATCTACTCCATAGATCACCCCATAAACACCGAAAAGGGACACGATGGCATCCCTCAGATCCTGTGGGCTGATATCTCCAGCTGAGTTATCCCCTAATAGGGATAGGATCTGTGCTCTGGTTCTTACTGTATCACTCATTGATCATTCCCTCTATATTTGGAACCCGGGGCTAAATCCACTGCTGAAAGCTGATTTGCGATCTATGGGGAGATCCAAAGCTCTTCCTGATTCAGTGTAGTTCCGGAGTTGTAAAACAATTTTTTTAGCTACAAGCTCAATATCAGATCCACGATCTGAAGCCTGCTCTTCAAACACGATGTAATTTGGGTTCACCAGCATTTCTGTGGTGTATGGAACATTGTTAGCCATACCCTTCCCAGAGAGCCATGTAATGGTATTCCCGGAGAAAGTGAAATCTATGTTCTCCCGGTAGATCTGATCCTCAGCTGATACACTCAGGATCCTTTGTATATCGAAAGCCTTAATCTGATCCTGAACTCCCCGCTTCATCACTACAGTATCCCTGCGAGTCCGGAGATCCAGAGTAATGATATCTCCAGATGAGATCTCATCATAAAGCATTATGTACTGGCTTGCTGTGGTGCTGGGGATGTACCTGTGAGGGTAAAAGTTTGGATCCACACCCAAAAGGGCACTGGAAGCATCTGCCATACTGGGCAGCAATAGAGTTAAAACGGAACCTGAGCCCGCTTTGAGAGATCTGAGGGTAAGGTATCCACTTTCATTAGGATCGCCCGTGGATCCGCTCTCATAGGCTATATTACCTAATCCCGCGCTATTGATCGAATAAACGATCTCTGGGAGAGATACATCAGACTTATTTGCAACATACAAAGCTGCATTAATTTCTTTTTGAGATCCGCCATCCATAACCAGCTTCAGGTTATAGACTGAGGATAGATCTACTCCAGCTGAGAGATCCACGGATCCTGTGATCACTGCATGATGATTCAGCTGCTTCCGGGGGATCGTAATCGTGGATCCGCCCTGCAGCACACGCTGGGCTTTTTCTGATTGCCTTCGCATATCTACAGCTGTTCTGAGAACTTCATATTCGATCGGAGCATCATATCGGAAACCATCGATACAATCATGCTGGGGATCTGGAGCTCCATGATTCGCCTGAACGCATGAGCAGAGCCTGCCTTTTCGATAAAAGATCTTGCTGCTCATATCATCTATAAGCACTTGGATCTCAGTATCTAATCTGATTGATTCCATCAGTTCCCAAATTTCTGGAATATAGAGTCAAGCTTTTTTGTGAGCCACTGAACGAACCTGTATTTATAGAGATATTTCCCAAATACGTAATGGAGCGGGGAGTGATAGTCCGGATCCGCGAGCTGGCGGATGTGCTGATAGGCATCATCATCCCGGATCAGTTGGCCAACATGGACCACCAGGATCCCCCACCAGAATGATCCCATGAACATCATGAGGAAACCAACGTACTTGATGAAAGTACCCAGGTACCAGTGGTGCCATTCAAACGGATCCATTCTGAGAAACATA